GATTTTTGTTTTGCTTCTACAACTTCTTCTGTAACAGTTTCTTCCGGTAGTTCTGCAATATCTCCATCATCGCTTTCTGTTGTAAGTTCCTCACTTGTTTCTTCTGCGTCAGGCTCTCCCGCCTCTTCTGCAACAACTTCCTCTTCTGCCTCTGAATCTTCTTCTGTTGTTTCTTCAACTTCATCAGTCTTTTCTGAGTTTTCATTTGCGTCCTCGTCTACAGGGTTACCTTCATTATCTAAACCAAAACTTAAGTCTTCGCCAAATGTTGCAGCTTCGTCTTCACTTATTTTCTCGCCCCCTGGCATATTGTCGTAAGTAATATCAAAACTCCCTTCCGTTGTTTTCTCCGCCATAATCTACTCCTTATTTATTTATTGCTTATTGCAGTGGTGGCCATTTTAACAGCCGCTTGAGTGTCCGATTGACCTCTTCTCATTTGATTAGTATCAGATGATAAAGATCTACGTAACTCGAGTTCTTCTCTCTTCATTTGTAATTGCGCTTGGAGTTTTTGCATTTGTATTTGTGGGTCTATCTCCGAAATATCTTGAGCTTTAGCTGCATTAAGTTGAGCTTCTGATTGTGTTTTTCCAACATCAGCTTCTGATTGCGCTATCTCTAATTCTATTTGTTTAATCTGCGCTTCTGCTTGAAATTGCATCATTTGTGCTTCTTCTTCTGTTGGTGGTTCTTGTCCATTCATAACTCTAATCCTTCTTGCTAACTCATTTTTTCTTTGCAGGTTAGAATATTCTATAATAACATCATCAGGAATAGGTACACCCAATTGTTTTAATTCTAGTGCTTGTGCAAATTGTATGTCATCAAAATTATCTCTAGCTGGTGCCGTACCTACTATCACGTCATACTCGCCTAATGTAAGATCGTTAACTACAGTTCCTTCTGGGGTCATCTCATTAACTACCATTGGCTCTCTAGGTTTCATTGGGTCTTCTTCATTTGTAACTTGTATAATTCTTTGTTCTGTATAAAAACGTTGTATAAGTCCCAACATATTTTCTGCTAAATACTGTCGCGTTTTTGTAAGATTATCTAGAGGTACTTGTATCATTAAAGCGCCACGTGCTTGTTTTGCTTTAATAGCTACTCCAGAAACTTCAGCGCTATCAGTACCTAACATAGAATCACTTACACCACTTATTTCTTTAACATTAAACGCAGCTTTTTGTGCAATACGATCTAGTCCAGTAGGTATTGTGTTGTGCGGAATTTTTGTTGGTGGTTGAGAACCACGATTATACTCCAGTACTAAACCAGTTTGAGCACCATGTTCTTCTAGGTCATCAGCTGTCATACCTATTAAAGAACCAGACTCTACCATCCAACCACTATTAGCTGTTGTATTTACAATGTGTAATTCTTGGCTACTTATTTTATTAAGCTGTTCTTGTGGAGATAATAAATTACGGACCATGCCAAAAGGTTTACCACGTCTCCAGTAAGGAAAATATGGAACTATTGTAAAGCTAGAATAAGGTGACCAGTCATCATGTAATACAACTTTGTCCGCTGTAACTGTCCATTTAACTTTTCTTACTAACTTTTCTATAATCCCTAAATTAAATTCTTTAGCAAATTTATTTCTTTTTTGTTTAGACCAATCCATTGGTACTTCTCTCATGTCACCGGTTTCTTGGTCTACATAAAATTCGCAGTTCATCATTTTACGATGCTGTCTTTCTATAACTCTAATACCTCTTACAGCTCCTACTTCTTCAGGATCAGATGTAGCATCCTCTCTGTACTCTAATCCATTATTAACTTCCCCATATCTAGACTCTTCGTACTCAATAGAATCTAAACCGAAACTAGAACCATTTTCTGCTATTATTCTTAAACGGTCTGCTTTCTTTTGACCATATATCTCTTCTATCTCATCTGTTGTCATCCACCGCGTTTCAAATACTTCTGTCCAAGTTGCGGGGTCCCATTCTTTAGCATCTGGGTCTATTAAAATGTCTAACGGGTCTTTTGCTTTAATTTTTATTTCACCTTCTATGTGGTCTGAAAAATCCATACGCACATCAAAATATCCACGGTCTTGTATTAAACCATCTGTGAATACTTGGCTTTCTGTCCAATCTAATTTGTTATTATCTCCAATTTGTTTAAATAACTTATTAAGAACTACAGCAGTTTCTTCATTACCACCACGCCTTGGCTTAAAGTTAATGTCCATTCTTCTTGTAGACTGTTCGCCTATTACTGTATTTACAGTTGGCAAAATAGTGTTAATTGTAAGAGCCGGTCTGCCTTCTTCATCTAATGCAGCAATATCCATTTGATCCCATTGGTCGCCTCTATAAAAAGCATCGCATTTTTTTGCTAAGTCAATGTACTCTAAATGGCCATTGTCCCTTGCTCTTTTATAGCGGTCCCATTGATTTGTACAAATGCGGTTTTCTTGCTCACCACTTAAATTTTTCTGTTTCTTTTTATATCTTGGATCTGGCATTAGGCCCTCATTGCTGTTTTATCTTTATTACTTTTCGAAAGATGTCTAAGTTTGTCTCTCCAAGAGGGTATATGTTCAACTGATTCTACATAAGTTGCAAACTCAGCCATCATTAATCCTACCCACGCTAATGCATCTACTTGGTCATCGTGTACGCCATTAGGAAAACGCAAAAGTTCTGCGACTAGCGGGCCAGTCCAAACTTCGTCTTTAGGAATATTAACCATCCCCTGTTGCATTCTACCTTGTATAGCTCTAGCCCTCGCTTCTTTATCTCGCCTTCCTGGTTTCAAATCTTTAAAATAAGCTTCGTATAGTTTACGCTCTCTTACCCTTTTTTCCAAGAAGGGACCAAGCGCCATTTCTATATGGCCTTTCTCAATACCAATTATGGCTGGTCTCCACTGTTCATACAAGTCTAAAATTCGTTCTACTATTTCGAACCCATCAAATTTACCACGAACACAGTCTACTATGTACAAACAATCGTACTCATCTACCCCTACAACTAACCCAACTGAATAGTCATTTCGGTCTCTTTGACCAATCGCTAAATCCCAAGCACAGTAAAATTTCATTTTGCCAAGGTCAATATCTGCTGAGTCATAATACCTGATCATGTCTCTTGTAAAGTAATCACCTTCGTTTGACACAGGATTTTGTTGGTACAACGCGGACCAATCTCGAGGGCCGATGGCCCGTTGTATTTTTTCTAAAGAAGGTAAGTTATAACGTTCTTCATGTAAGGACTCTCCGAGCTTTCTAAATTTTTCGTCTGCTTCAGCTATTGCTGGGTATTTAACTACTTCCCATTCATCACCACCATCTGCGGCCCCACGAAGTAAACGTCCAGCCAAATCGTCATCGTGCCATCTTGTTAAAATTACAAGTATTCCACCACCAGGAGCTAAACGGGTATAAGCAGTAGAGGTGTACCAATCCCAAACGTTATCTCTATTAAAATCTGATTCTGCATCTTCTCTGTTTTTTACAGGGTCATCAATTACAAGTACGTGTGCTCCTTTACCAGTAATACCACCACCAACACCAGCTGCTACGTAACCACCGCCTTTAGTAGTTAACCATGCTTCAACAGACTGAGAAGTTGGATCTAATTTTGCTTCGGTAAACACATTCTTGTACAATGGCTCACGCAGTAAATGACGGACCTTTCTACTGAAAGACATCGCCAACGATCCAGAATAAGAACAACTTATAAACTCGTGTTTTGGGTTTCTGCCTAAGTGCCACGCTGGATAAGCAATACTCGCTAATGTTGATTTTCCATGTCGTGGTGGCATAAACAACATTAACCTAGGAGATTTTTTATCCACTACATCCTGACTAAACTGTTCAAGCCGTTGGCATATGTCTTTGTGTACCCAACCTGCTGCGTAGTCTGGATTAAAACGTTCTACAAATGGGAGGAGCCGCTTTCGTGAAAGCACCCTTTTGGCTAATTCTTTCTGTGCCTTTAATGATGAGGCTTCTTCCATTGGAGCTTCTGCTTGTGGAACTTGATCAGGGCTCGGGACAATTCGGTCAGCGTCATCGGCTCGGCAATATACACATAGACCATGTTCCTGAGAGAACAAAGTTTGAGGCTGCAGTTTTTTACAACGCGGGCATTCGACTTTAGGTATTGTGCTCATTTTTTACCCAATTTCTTCTCAAATGTAAATTCTATTTCGCCCTTACGATTTGTTACTGGCACCCTTAGCTCTGGTGGAGCATTGAACCTAGGTTCAGTATTTGCAGAAATTCCAAAAATACTATTTTTGTCTGGATTAGTCCAATTATAAGAAACGTTAGCCTGTGTTCGTCTGCCCTCTTTTTTATATACACCGGCAGAAAAATTATTATATGGGTCTGGGTCACCCAATTCGTCTGTAGCATTCCATCCATAAGAAGCGCCAACCTCTGTTCGTCTACTAGCTGTTTTATTTGCACTGGCAGAAAAATTACCTGAGTTATAACCAAATTGAACTTCTGCGGGCCTATTTGAATTTAAATATTCACTAACTCCTATAGTAGCCTTATTACCTAAAGCAAAATCTTTAGATACTCTGTAAGCATCACCTCTTTGCCTATCTATATTTAAAGGTAACGTAGAATTATTAAGTTTATCGACTAAATAGTTTTTTGTTGAGTCCCCAATTTCTGTTCCAGCTAAGATGTCTTGTTTTATTTCGTCAGGTATTTTTAATTTATTTGCTACGTCTTTAACAACCATACTTTTTAAATCTATACTTTTTAAATCTTGTACAGTTTCTTCTGCGGCTGATAAATCGGGTAATAAACCTGCTGCGTATTTTTCATACCCCCCTACGGTACCCTCTATGGTGTTTCTAAACTCTTGAACTCCAGGCATTTCACCTAACTTACGTTCTAACGAGTTTTTTGCAAAATCTTCGAGAGTAAGTTTTTTCTTACCAACTCGAATTATAGAGGTCATAATTTTTGAAATTTTGTTTGATACTGGTGCGCTATACCCAAGGTCTTCAGTGTTGTTTGCGGCGAGTTCGTTTTGTACATTTGCAATTGCTTGTTCAAACGGTTGCAATTTTGTACCAGTACGAGGGTCAGCCATTATTTACTTGGCTCCAAATATTTTATGTCATCACCTGCGAGTTTTAAAAGTTCTTCGTCCGTCAAGTTTTCCATGCGCTCTACTTTTTCCCCATTAATAATATTTATTTGAGTGGCGGTTTCTGGGGCAAAGAGTCCATGTAATTTACATA